TCATCTTTTTCTGTTGGAAGTGTTGGGTAAAGTGTAGTGTCACTAAAGTTTGTTCTGCTAAAGTGGTTGCTACGGAATTCTTTCACATTGTATGAACTACGACGTGTGTTGAACAATAACATGCCTCTTGGATACAAACTAGCATTTGGTGCATCAATGTCAGTAACATCGCTGGCAAGCAATGATGCTGTTGTTGCAATAGTTCCTGTAACTACGTCTGTAGTCGTGTCGCCCATAAAGCGAGCGTCAGCAAACAAGATGCCATCTTCTGTTGTTTGGTCTGATTTGTCAACTAGGACAAACCGGTTTTCACTGTCTACAACCTGATAACGATAAAGCATTGGATAGTTTTCTAAATCGCCAGTATCGATCCACAAATCACCAACTACTAGTGCAGTTTCGTCAATCTGTGTTAAAGGCTCTGTAGCAGAGAAAATAACACCAGTTGAGTCAGTGTTAGATAAGTTATGTCCACGAGCATCACTTGTTACGTTCTGGTAACCTTTCCAATTTGTGCCGTCACTGATTAAAATGTCAGCCTGTATGCCGCCGTGATACCATTTGCGTGTATTATCTGGATTTGAGCTTGGTGCTGTTCCGCTTGCTGTATATGTCGGAGCAACCCAGTTACTCAGGATTAAATTAGTGTCGTTTCCTGCTCTAACTTGTCCAGTTGTAATAGCCGTTGTAATCCCTGCATCTGCTATTGGGGTGCCGCTTGTATCTTTAAGTACAATAACGCCACCTAGTGCATGTGTAATTTGCAAGTAACCTGAAGCAGTTACGCTTGCACTTACGTTTGCAACATTAGCGCCTGTAATATCAGCCGCTATGCTTGCAATGCTTGTGCCACTGGTGTTTACTGTTACTGCACTTGAAAGTGCCGTACTATTTGCAACACTAGCTTGAATAGTAAATGACTCAGCAGCTGTAATTGGAGCAGTGGCGTTGACTGTGCCAGTAACATCCATTATACCAGTAACATATCTACGGAATAACTTGTAAGTTACTGTATCATTTTCAGTAACATCATACTGCATATAATAACTGCCAACTGAAAGTGCTTTGCCACCAGTTGCATCTAGATTTTTGTTTGCAGTACGATCGTTTTCATAAAGTGGAACACTAACTGATTCAAACTGTGAAGTCGCTGTACTATAAACACTAACATCAATCAGTGCGCCTAGGTTACTTGAGGTTGATTTGATCCAAGTACTTCCTGATGGTCTAGGAGTTGTATCTGTTGTTTTAAATTCAGGCACAGTAAAGTGTGCGCTCTGTTGAATCAACGGACAAGCTGTTGTCCCTGCTGTTAACCCAGTGTCTGTTAGGATTGTTCCTGACGCGTTTGCAAGTAAAATTTTACCATCAACTGTTGAACCGTCACTAGTTGCTGAACTAGTAGCATAAATTTCAATCTTGTTGTTAACTGCGGTTGCAGTAACACCAGTAATTGAAGCGTTTACAATACTTGTTGCAAGTGCAGTAACAGTTGTTCCACTAAGGGTAACAGTTGTTCCGTTAATTGTGATTGTATTTCCGTTAGTTAGTGTTGGGCTTGCTACTGTTCCAGCAGTTGTAGGCCAACTTGTCTGCCAAGCTGAACTACCAACTAGTACCCATGCATTACTACGGTTTTTGTAGTATACAGGATTACTTGTGTTTGTTGCTACAATAGCATAACTTCCTATTGTTCCAATTGACGCTTTAGGAACGCCGCCGTCTAAATCAGTAGTATCTGTAATAACTGTTGGAATCTTGTTTGTAAATGTTCCAGCAGTCTGGTTCCATTCGAAAATTCCCCAACGGCTATCAGTTCCAGTGTCTAACCAAACAACACCGTTGCTTGGAGTACCAAGTGGTCTACTGCTACTTGATGATAACTCAGCTAGGTCAACGTCAGCACGAGTAACATATACTCTATTGCTGGAACCTAATAGGCTGTAAGCAGCCATCAATCCGTATTCGTTAATTTCGTGTCCATTAATTGGACTGCCGCCAGCAGTTTGATAGAAACTTGGGTTACCAAATGTTGATACCAATTCTCTTTGACTACCAATTAAGAAAGTGCTTCCTGCATTTGCAGCAGTTGTTCCAGCGGCGGTGCCTGTACCGGTTCCACTAGTTTTGTCTTGTGCGGTTGCTACTATAATTGATGCTACTGTTCCAGCAGCATTAGCAACATAGTTGCTTTCGTCAATTACTGTAACTTCTACGCCGGGTGATACTAATGCCATGTTTTTTCTTGTCCTTCATGCAGAGTCTTGTTATGTATATATTATAATATATTTATCGATAGTTGCGGAAAACACTTGATTAACGGGCAACCTTTAAAGGACCATTAGATTTACGCTGATAAGTAATAGTATGAGACCAGTATGTTCACAGTGCCAAACTCAACCGGCCGCAGTAAATTACCATCTAAACGATAAAATTTACTACCGAAAGTTATGCAATCAGTGTATCAAGGCTGACAAAAAACTGACTGTTAGACAACAGCCAAGATGGAAGATGGCTGGATATAAGAAAAATCCAACCTGCGAACATTGCGGGTTTACACCCGCAATGGATGATCAACTAGTTGTATTTCAAGTTGACAGAAATCAACAACATGTTAATATTGCAAACTTAAGGACAATCTGTCTTAACTGTAATTATGAGTTATCTAGGTCGGGGTGGACCCAAGGAGATCTTGAAGAAGATCTGTAACTACTGTAGTTAAATCTTCCATTGTTCCGTTGTTAGTTATAAGATAGTTTGGTGTAACACCAACCCAACTATATTCACTAGCATGTATATCTGGGTGTACTTGGAACATGTTCTCTGGTTGTGTAGCGGCAAAATTAAACCACGCTGGGTCATCGCCTCGTTTAACTCGCACAATTACACCGCCTAACCTACGTACCATGTCTATCTCGTTTGGAAATCTAGCATCGGTAAGCACTATGTTATTGCTGGAGTCTTTAATTCTTGATTCCAAGCCCAGTATCCAGATGTCTTGATGGAAATGGTTTCTAAATACATCAGTTCCAAGAAGTTGCAGTGCAAGTCTTGGTGTGAAATCGGGTATTCCTAGACGTTCGCCCCACCACTCGTCAACTCCTTCACGCCATGCTCTGCTAGCAGGAGTAATCCCCTCTAACAGTTCTCTATCCCAGTTAAAAACACCTGCGGCGGCGTCTTTTAAACTAGAAGCGAAACTTTCATGCGTAAAGTCCTGCTCAACGAGCATGTCGCCAACAGTTCCTTTACCAGAACCTATAAGTCCAACTAATCCTATTAACATGTAATTATTATAACACTCTTTTTGTGGTTAGCCAATAATAAAAGAAAGGGGATCTGAACCATCAATGTAGTTCTTAAGATCTTCCTCGAGTTGCATCATCTCTGCTTGAGCTTCTGCTTTAAGGGTGTCTCCGTTTAGTGATGTGCCGCCTTGTGGTCCAGCAATAGTGCTAAACTTAGATCTTGCTTCGCCTAATGTAAACTTAGCAAGTGCTAGACTGTAATCCTGTATCCAAGGCTGAATTTGGTTGTCTTGCAATAATCCAGATTCTGGTCTTGTATTATACACCCAAAGCACAACATTCTCGCCAGTGTCATTAAATTTACGCAATAGTGTTATCGTTCTAGTTACTGGGTTAAACTCAAAATTAATAAAACCACCAAACATTCTAGCACTGAGTTCTTGATACTGGTAATACATTTCATAAGTTGCCTGGCCACCAACACGCCCTGCTTGAAGAAGATACGTGTTTTGGAAAGCAGCTTCAAATGGTTCAAAGTTTGTTCCAGTTCCGCCACTGCCAACTCCGCGTCGAAATACCTGTCTAACTTCCTGCACTTCGTCTGGCAAAACATATTCTTGCTGTTCTTCAATAATGGACAAGAACAAGTAACTACTTTCAACACTGCTTCCTGCTCTCTGACGATACTTGCGCACTGATTGATCAATACACATATCATAGTGCTCTGGATCCAGCTCAACGTCTACCATTGCCCCGCCTAAACGAAGATAGATGTAATCAGTAATATCTTTTCTTAATGTGGTTAGATCAGCCATCGATAAAAGTTCCTATTGTAGCAGGGGGAAGGATAGTTCCCCCGCTTTGTATAGTATTTATTTAGAAACCTTTAGTAACACAATGTGTTCGTTAAGGCGGCCGTTCATTTTTGTCTCAGTTGCCTTAATATCGCTCATATAAGTGCGCAATGCTATCTTGCCAGCTTTGCCAAACTCCTTGAGTTGTGCTTCTGGCTTCCGTAATGTCTTTTGAATACTTAGTTTTTCATCAAAAAACAGTAAAGTTGTTCCTTTAACTGTAAATTGTGTATGTTCCTCTGCTACATACTTGCCTAGTTTGCGGTTTTTAGTGTTAAACACCCAAAGTTCAGTAGCACCTACTATAGTAGTAGGGTCAATGCTAACAATCTTATAACGATCGTCGTCTGTTTTAAACTTTAACTTAGACACAATCTTATCAGCACTTTTAGGCTTAGGCTTTCGAACTGCACGGGCAGCTTTTTTAACATTAGCATATGCATCAAGATCACTAAACATAGTGTCAAAGAATTTTACAAACATAGCTACATCTTTTTTACTAAGATTGTCGTAACCTTCCTTAATTTGCTCCCAGGTATCCTGCTCTTCTTCGCTCATCTTTTTAAGTTGCGTAGCAGTAGGCATGGATTGTAACAACGCATACTCAGCAGCAATCGGCTCGTAATAACTACGTATCTTACCGATGTGTGCTTGAGCTACTGTATTAGTTTTTAGGTATTCAAACATTTTAGGAATGTCTGAACTAGGTTGCATGTCCACTAATACTTCAAGGTCGCCAATAATTTCACTAAGTTGCTCGTTCATCCTGTCTTGTATAGTAGGCTTATAAACATCAACCTTCTGCTTAACTTCGACTTCCTTAACTAAAGGTCTGCCAGATTCTGCTAGGTCAGCAAAGCGTTTTGCCATCCACACATGGTTCTCTTCAGGGATTGCTTCAACATCAGATAGCCCATCGTAGTAACAATAAGCTGCAATGTGATTGTATGAAAAATTGTAATCAGGATTGGCGAGTATAGCACGAGCTGTCTCTTTATCAAATTTCTTTTTAACATATGATTTGATAATTGGAGTACAAGTCTTTGTGTCAACCTCGGTATGAAAGGCCCTAGTAAAATAGCGCAATCCACGTGATGCATCAAGTGCCAATACGCCTGATTTCTTTGTCTTAACTACGACTTTTTTCTTCTTCTTAGACGTTAGAAGTGAGTTTTTTGGTGTTGCCATTAAAATTCTCCTGTTTCTACTTATACTACATAGTAGCATAGAAATATAGATAGTCAACCATTCTTATGATTTTACTGGAAGATTAGGACCATAGAACTTTTCCATATCGTCGATTAGGCCCATAATGTCAGCCATATCTAGATTATCTACAGACTCGTTAGCCACTGTTTCAACCCACTCACGCTGGAGTTGTGTAATAGGAACTCCTGTTTTAAAGTCTATGACGTTTCCCATAATGTCTTTAACACCGACTTCTTTGCTCATATGCCCGCCCCATGATCTTCAACTTCATGTCCTT